GCTTACGGCGGAAACATGAAAGGACTTGCCGCGCTAAGTCCAGAGATTAAGGCCATGATCAAAGACGGTGCATCTTTGGAAGATGTAATGAATGTTCTTGGCGGATCTTTTGGTGGTGCTTCTGCCGCAGCTGCCGCCACTGCCGAAGGTGGTATGAAGCGTCTAGGAATTGCATTAGCAGAGACTAAAGAGTCAATCGGTGCAGCACTGATCCCAGTAGTCGAAGCGCTTCTTCCGTACCTAATTGCTTTTGGCGCGTGGGCACAAGAGAACACCAAAGTCTTCCTTATTGTTGCAGGCGCAATCGGTGGCATTGCAGTAACGATCTTGGCTCTTAATGCCGCTATGAAAGTTTATGCAGCCGCACAGATGATCGTAAACGGCGTTGTCGCAGTGTTTAACGCGCTCCTATTGGCTAACCCTGTCACACTTGTCATCTTGGCAATCGTGGCGTTTATAGCAATCTTGACCGCGCTCTATTTCAAGTTTGAGACTGTCCGCAAGATCGTGGACACGGTATTTGATGCAATGCTCGCAGGCGGTAAAGCAGTCTTTAACGGACTCACGACCTACTTCACAGGCGTATTCAACATCTATAAATCACTCTTTAACGGCATTGCCAAACTGTGGAATAACACAGTCGGCAAACTGTCTTTTGGCATCCCTGACTGGGTGCCCAGTATTGGTGGCAAAGGCTTCTCCGTTCCGAATATTCCTATGCTCGCGGACGGTGGAATCGTGACAGGGCCAACGCTTGCAATGATCGGCGAGCGTGGCCCTGAAGCGGTCATCCCATTATCTGGACGCGGCGGTGGAATGGGCAACTACACGATCAACATCACAGGCGGTCTTGGCTCAAGCGCGGAGATCGGCACAGCTGTCGTGAACGCGATCAGAGCGTTCAATAGGCAGAACGGCCCAGCGAACATAGCGGTCGCTTAATGGCTGGCGTAGCGGTACTTGGGTCAGGTAACTACGACCTCGAGATTGACACAGGGTACGATTGGAACGCCTTCACACTTGACGACGATCTTAAAGGCGAACTAGACAATACCGAATATGTGCTTGACGGTACATCCCAGTTCGCAAGCGTGCTTGACGGCGCGATCTCACTAACAGCGAAACGCGGACGCGCTAACACTGGCGACCAGTTCGCTTATGGCACAATGAACTTCACGCTCAACGACACTTACGCCGACGGAGTGTTTAACCCTTTTGACACAACCTCGCCCTATTACGATCCAAACAATAATCAGCCCGGGCTAGCACCGCTCCGCGAAGTCCGCTTCTCGCGCTATGACTCGCTCAATGTCAAACAACTCTTGTGGGTCGGCTATATCGTGAACTACGACTACACCTTTACGCTTGGCGGACTAGACACAGTGACCGTAAATTGCGCGGACTTCTCCTACCAACTAGGGCAGACCTTTCTTGCTGAATGGAATGTCACAGAACAGCTCTCGAGCGAGCGTTTTGATGACCTGCTAGATCTGCCAGAAGTCGCCTACACAGGCACACGGAGCATTGAGACAGGTGTGGCGACTCTTGGCGGATCAGCCGCCTACACAGTCGCCAACGGTACATCGGTCGCAGGGTACGCCAACAAAATCAATGAAGCCGAGCAGGGCAGGATCTTTGTAAATCGTGAAGGCACGATTGTCTTCCAATCGCGCATCGGACAGACACTTGGAGTCCCTGTTGCCGAGTTCCATGACGACGGCACCCAGATCGGCTACTCGGCTATAGACATCTCTTTTCAAGCCGACACAGTGATCAATCGCGCGTCTATTCAGCACGCTGGAGCAACATCGCCAGAAGTAGCAGAAGACCTAGCATCTCAAGCCTTGTATCTTGTGCAAACTCAGTCAATCACCGATTCGCTTTTACATAACGACGCCGCAGCTCTCACACTTGCCGAATATCTAATCAGTCCAGATCCCGAAGCACGCTTCAACTTCTTAGGCACCGAGTTCCCCGGCACAGCTGCCCTAGATCAAGATATTTTGGCGCTCCTCGATGTCGGCGACCTCATCAACATCCAAAAGTCAATTACGACTTCGGCAGGCCCTACCCAATTCGCACAAGATCTTACGATTGAAGGACTTGAGCACAGGCTTACTTTGTCCGCTGGGCACGCAGTCACCTACTTCACCTCACCAACCACGGTCGTCTACGAACTTGTCTTGGATGACATTGTGTATGGCACACTTGACGCAGAAAATGTCTTAGGATAGAAACATGCCAAACGAGCAAACAAGCGTCCCACTTTTTACCGCTGGCGAGGTATTGACCGCCGCCAATATGAATATCAGCGCGGGAACTGGCGTCCCGGTCTTTACTAATTCCACGACTCGAGATGCGGCTTTTGGAGGCGCAGGCGAAAAAGTTCTTGCAGAAGGCCAGCTTTGTTACCTTTCTGATTCCAACATTGTTCAATATTATTCAGGCGCTTCGTGGGCTACTGTCGGGCCGTCTACGGCTGGCGGTCTTGTTTTAATTAGCACCGTTACTTCAACAACAGCGGCAACAGTTGTTTTTGACAATGTGTTTACAGCAACCTATACTAATTATCTTATTTTGCACAATTTAAAAGCAAGTTCTGGAATTGGTCTTAACGGTAATTTGCGGTTGGCTGGTGTCACGGTTGCAGGTACAGCATATTCACGGCAGCGTACAAATTCTGACGGAACAAGTATTACAGGTGCTAGGGCATCATCTGATAGCACTTGGTATGGCCCATCATTAGACACAAACTTTTCTGGTCATCGTTGGGAAATCTTCGGGCCAGCGTTAGCGCAATCAACTGGAGCGCTTTATCACGGTGCAAACGGCACCGCAACATTAGACAATAATTTAAGTACAGGGTACATGGCTACAGCAACCGCTTACGACGGAATTATTTACACAACAACATCAGGTACGGTTACTGGAACATCAAGCGTTTACGGATACGCAAAGTAGGAAAAATGGAAACCGAAGAACTACAAAAATTGTGGGCAGATGAAGCCAAAGCAAAAGCAAAAGCCGAAACAGAACGCGCCAAAGCAAAACAAGCCGTACTCGACAGGCTAGGAATAACAGCCGATGAAGCCGCGCTACTACTTGGCTAGTGTCATGCTTGCGCTCATCCTGACCGCTTGTGCAGACCGCTACCGCGAAAACTGCAACACCACCAAAGCCAACGGAATACTAGAAAGACGCTGCTTATGAACCCAGACAAACGGCTAAGCAACGAACAAATCAAAGCTCGACTTATCCTCATCGTGGGAATTGGACTTACTGCATCGTTCGTCATGGCAATCGCATCACTTATCTTCGGACTTCTTTTTGTCGTGCAACCTACAGAGCAGTCTCCCAATGACGCCGAAGCATGGGGAGTCTTGTCGCCGATGCTCATGACTTTGGCAGGCGGCTTGATCGGTCTGCTCGCTGGCAACGGACTTAAAGACCGTCCTAAAGATCCACCTACATTATGAGCGTGATCCCAGCGAACCCAGCAATCCCAAACTCAAGACCGTACACAGGTAACTCGGACGGAGCCGCAGCTGGCCCTAGAAGCGGAATGGACGAATGGATCAGACAAGCAATTCGCTACGGCAACGGAGCCTTCTGGAATAATGGATCTTGGGGAATACGCGACATGCGCGGATCAACAAACTTGTCAGTGCATGCCACAGGGCGCGCAGTAGATCTTTCATACCGCAAGTCAGACAAAAACCCAAACGCTAATCGCAAAGGCACGATGGACTTCTTCAACATCGTTACCGCTAATGCCAACGCGCTCGGACTTGAGTGCATCCTCGACTACCTACTTAAGCCCTACGGACGCGGATGGCAATGCACCCGACAAGCATGGAGCAAATACTCCAAGCCAACAATTCACGGTGCACCCGGTGGCGACTGGCTTCATGTAGAGATCTCGCCTGCTATGGCAGACTCTCCAGCCCTTGTGAAGCAAGCCTTTCAGAAAGTGTTCGCCGAAATCCCCCAATAGCGCACACTGATCCTCTATGGTCGAAGTACCGACGATAGGAGTTAAATTATGACCGAGCCCAAAGTCTTCATCTACGAAGTAGGGCGATGCAATTTAGACAACGGACAAGAAATCCTTGTCCAAATCTTCCGACACGAAGACACACACACAATCATCCGCGCACAGATCGCCTTCCGCACTTTGGCGGGCGATAGCTGGGGCGTCCCAACAGAATTGAGTTTTGTAAAATGAGCTATTTAACGATCAAAATCTTTGCATGGGTAACTATAGGGCTATGTCCTTTTGTGCTGCTCTGGGACGCTTCTAAAGCGCCTGAAGGCATGTCTCAAGTAAGCCCCGCGACCGCCTACGCGACGATCCCACTTGGC